CGCGCAGGTGCCGGTAAAGTTGCCGTCATTGGATTTGAACGTGATCGTCGCCGAGCCTGCTGCTACTGCGGTGACGAGACCGGTGCTGCTGACAGTGGCCTTCGATGCGTCTGAAGTGGTCCAAGTGCCGGTGCGATCGGTAGCATCGGTAGGCTGTACCGCGCCAGTCAGCTGACGAGTAGCGCCAACAGCCAGGCTTGCAGTAGCCGGGGTTACAGTCACGCCGGTAGCCGCTACAGTTTCATCGGTGTCGTTCACCTGAATGGTGCTCGCATCGCCCACCTTGAACTCAGTGGTCAGAGACACGATGTCGTTTGTGCCGCCGTCAGAGCTGAGAGCAGTGATGTTCATATAGCCGATGAAAGTTACCGGGCCATATTCGAGACGCACCCAGATGCCGGGCTGGCGACGGTTGCTGATTTCGGTGTGGTAATACTTGATGAAGTGGCCAATACCATACTGGTCCAGCTTGTCTTTCTTACGCACTTCACCTTCAAAGCTGATGGTGAAATCCGAGTTGGTGACGATCGTCTCAACGTAACCTTTACCATCGTCTGCATCACTGGTGACGCTGTTAGGGCTAAAGTCGAAACCTTTGCTTGTGCCAGCGGCGAGCGCTTTCCACTCAGACTCTTGCGGGAGCGCATCGCTGCAGCCGTCAGCCACTTCAAGCACAACGGCGCCACCGAACAAACGTTCGTTGCTGTTCTGGCAATCTGCCATGTTTGATTCCTCTTTTTACTAATCGCCGAACGTGGCGACGAACTGAAGCCGAAAGACCAGACGGCCTTCGTCTGTTGGGATTGGGGTAGGGACTCCGCCAAGATTTTCGAGATAACCGACGCAGTTATCAGCCATAGGATTTTGCTGCACGTAATCAATAATGCTTTCTACCGCTAAGGCCGTGACCGCGTTTTTTCCTTTAGCCCCTATTACATCAACCGTCACGTATCGATCTGAGCCGAGACCATGCTTAATCGCCGTGCCGCCATTCGGCCTAAAAACGATAAAGGCTTCGGATAAGTCGCCGCTGTCACTCCAGATGAGAATCTGAGGTGTAAAACCAGAAAGTAAGCCAGCTTCATCGAAGTAATTGCGAACGCGTTCGTACATTGGAGGAGTCAAAGTGACATCTCCTTACGAATTACCGCATCAACCTGATCGCGAGTCTCTTCCGCCGCACGTGAGAGAAACTTTGGCTCTCCTGATGGGTCCCAGTAACGCCCCCCACCTTGCGATGCCGGACGAGGCTTACCCTTCAGCGTCCCTTTGGCTTCATGTACATAAAGCGCATAACTAGCTGAGTATCCGATGCGGCCAGTAATGCGCGTGCCGTCGGTGGTGACGTCCTGAAATAGCGAGTTGATAAGGACTGACGTTTTCCCGACCGGTGTTCTGGCTGCGGCGAGCGGTCCGATAATGCCAAATGCAGATACGATAGCTCGCACTGCTTTTCGGCTTTGTATGTCGCCGACCACTGCATCAAGGTTTCGCTTAGCCTGTTGAATACCTCTGATTTTTACGCCCATGATTAAGCCCCTGTGATAATGGCCCAGTCATCGACAAGGCGATCGAAAGTGTCTTCATAGCGCGCAGCCTGCATTACTTCATCGGCGCCAGCCTTTAACGGGTCCAGCTCGGTAAGCACACCAATCGCGATATAGTCGCCAGTGTCGGCATTTGCGAACTCGGTCCAGAACGTGTTTTTAACAACACGCTCAGCCCCCAGATTGCCAAGCCGTTTGCTCAAACCACCTTCGTAGCTGCAGTCAATCACCACTGGTTCAGCGAAGCCCATCGGGTCGCCATACTCATTCTGGCCTGCCAGGCGCTTCCAGAATGTCGCTTTGCCGGTATAAGACCAGCGCGCTAGCTCGGACATGCTTATTCCCTCCAGCTCATCACAACGGGCTTTTCCGCGGCGATGCGAGGGCAGTTAATCACCCATTCACCGCTACTTTTGACGTAGCCGGTTGTCTCCCGGCCACATGAGGTTTTCAGCCAGACGCGGTTGAAGGGCTTGGGCTGCCGCTGCGCCACAGGAATCCATGACATCAGCGACCTCCGCACATGCAGCCGCCTTTGGCTACCCAGATGCCCGCGAAGGCCTTCTGAGCCGGATCGGGAGGAATCAGCGCAGTTGCGCAGTCGTGTTTATCCAGACCGCGCAGCAGTGATAACGAACCAGACCAGCGATCCGCAAAAGACTGATAGCGGAATGACCTCGACGCACCAGATGGGGCTGACTGAGAGCTGATGTATCGATCGCCCTGGCCTAGTGCCATGAGGCCAATTAAATAGCTCTGGATTAACAGAGCGGTTGCAGGCGAGTAGTTCGCAGAAAGACACGTCTCAATGCTATTAGCCTGTTCCACCAAAGCATCCAAGATGAACGAAGGCAAGCTTATGCCGACACCATCAAGGTATTCTTTGGCTTGCTCGCTAGTTACCATTCAAGCCCCCAAAAAAGAAAACCCGCCTAAGCGGGTCTCACATCATTGATGTCTGGCAAACTCTCCGTGTGACTTCTCACGAAACTCAATCAGCCAAGCCTCAACCTTGTCGCGGTGTTTTGACTTCTTGCTGAAAAGCTTTCCGTTAACGATCACCTGTCCAATCCATCTGTCTCGCGACCCTTCATAAGAAAGGCCCTTAACGCCAGAAGTGTTGGTGCAGAGTTTCTTAGCGTTCCACTGATTTTCAGCCTTGGACGCCAATCGTAGGTTTTCCAGTTGATTATTAATGCGACTTCCATCGATGTGGTCCACCTCTAAGCCTTCAGGTATTTCGCCATGATGGAGAGACCAGACGATGCGATGTGCCCTTAACAGTGATTTACCTATCCTCACATGGTAATAGCCATTCTCTTTATTCAGGCCGCCAGCTACATCACCAGCTTTAACAGCTCGGCGATTTACCTTCCAGCGAAGACCAGAACAAGACGTTGGATCGTACTCTAGGAGTTCAGATAAAATGAGATTAGCCATTGCTACCTCCGAACAGGTAATGATTGGTTAGAGTCGATGTCATGTTAGCGCATGCATCGGCTCGCCTATTTTATCACCAACATGTTCGTTTATCAGCAATACATCTCATTGAGAGGGCATAAAAAAACGCCATTGCGGCGGTTGTTATTCAGCAGGAAAAAGCTTATCAAGCTCGCCTTCTGGCAGTAGCTCCGCCAGTTTGTCGGCGCCGAGGTTGCCTTTGTACTCGATGCCGAGCTCATCCAGACGCCTGGTGATCGCCTCTTTTCGAGCCTGCTTTTCGGAAGTGGCGTTCGGGGTTGCCGGAACGAGTTCAGCCGATGCTTTATCCGAGAGCTTACGGACGTGGGATTTCAGCGCCGGGTGGACTGCCTCCAGCTGAACCACATCACCCTTCGCGACGCCGTGCCACGACTTAATTACTTCGTATTTCTCAGCCATGATGGCTCCTTATGCCAGGTTTGCGCCGTAGACCACGCCGGACAGGCCTTCGCCGTCTTTCTTAATCTGCAGGCCTTCAGCAGACATGATCTGGAAGTTGTAGTTGCTCTGCGGCATAGGGCGCGGTAAAGGCACAACGCCGACAGCCATACCCACCAGCGGAGAAATCACATCCTGACGGCGCTCATAGGCAAGGAACTCATTGCCAGACAGCGCGTAGGTCATCTGAATAGACTTCGCCGGGATGAACTTGCTGATCGCATCCAGAACGGTGCCGCTAAGCAGCGCATTAGTGCCGGTGTTGATATCCACCAGATACGGCTTCGCCATGTTGGCCCATACTTCGGGGCTCACCCAGAGCTTGTCGTAAGCTGTCACCTTGTTAGTGCGAGCTGTCAGGCCGAACGGCCCGGTCGGACCGAAGAAAGCCAGAAGTTGCGCCGGTGTTGCCGTTGTCAGGTCGATGTGAGCGCCGCCGGCACCGCTACCGAGGTTGATTTTCTGCGTGTTGCGGTGGTTCTTCATGCCCTGCGCCGGCAGACCATCAACCACGATGCTTGAGTCGCCGTTCAGGTAGAAGTTAACGCGCTTCTTGTGGAATTTGCGCATCTTCGCCGACTGCGACTCCAGCGCCAGATCGATGCCGACGGTGCTCAGGCCTGCAGCGTGACGCCAGTTGACGCCGTAGCCCGCGGTGAATACCGGGATGGGGTCGCCATCAGAACCAAATTCAGTGTGGTCAAAGGAGTACGGCGCCTGACCATCGATGCTGATTGAAACGTCATCAGCAATATCGCCCGACACGTTGTAGAGCTTGGCCGTTTTGCCGATCGGCAGCACGGTCTGAACGCCCATCAGGTCGTTGACGATTTCCATGCCAATTTCCTGATCGCGCATCTGGATGATCTGGCGGTCAATCTCAGCCCAGAATTCGCGGGTGAAGCCGCCGATGGCATTCGCCGCCAGCATTTCATGGGTCATACGCGTACGGTACGCATTGACCATCATGTCGTGCTGGGCGTTGAAGATGTCACGGTTTGCCCACAGCTCATTCCAGTGTCCGCGCAGTCGGCTGTTAGCAGCCAGTGTTTCAGCGGTAAAATACATTCTTATTCTCCTGATTAAGCGCCAGCAGCTGCGGCAACGGTGCCGACGCGCATACGCACGCGGATAAAATCTGTGGTGCTGGCCGCGATGGTCGCTTCGTCCTGGCTGTAGCCGATCACTGAATCGGTGTCATCGGTAGCTTTGGTGAACTGACCATTCGCGCCCAGCTTGATCGGGTCATCTTTGCCGTAAGTGCCCGGCACACACAGCAGAGCCAGTTCGCGGCCTTCTTCGACGTAGTTACCCACGGCGGAATCACCGGCCGGTACAGCTTCGGTGATGTTCAGGCCCTGATGGTAGGCAGGGTCGATGATGTAGATGCGACCGGTCAGCGCGGTAGCCTGCGCAAACTCATTGTCGTCGTTGATGACCGCAGCAGTGCCCGGCAGAAGAGCTGCAGCAGTGGCGCGGGTTTCGGTCTTGTACAGAGACTGACCGTCGATATTAACGCGGCGATAGCGTGGCATTATGCAGCACCTCCGAAGTAAGCGGCCGGATCAGGTGCGCCGGTCACAGGTGGGTTTTTGGCTGAATTGGTGCCCAGCGGCGCGGCTTCACCGAGCGATTTATACATCACGTCCAGCGCATCACCCTGCAGTGCGTTAGCAACGATTTCACCGTGTACCGCGGCAACTGCATCACGCTTGGTTTTCTCTTCTGCGCGGGAGTTCGCGGTCAGTGAATCTGACAGCGTTTGCTGATTTGCCTGAATGCCTGCCAGCGCATCAGTGATTGGCTTCAGTGACGCTTCGTTGTTTGCAGCAATGGCGCTGCTGACGATAGTGCCGATCTGTTCCAGTTCTTCTTTGGTTAAAGGCATATCGCCCTCCGTTTGGTGGTTTGTTGCAGGAGCATCCTGCGGTGTAAAAAGCGATTTAACTTTGTTGGCGACCACTGCAACCCACGATTCTTGACGCGCCACTTTTGCGCCGGTGTCGTCGAAAGTGATCTTGCCGCCTTCGGCGCTGTAGCCATAAACCTGCGCGTCGCCGCCGTTACGGATGACGATCGCCTGCGAATGAGTGAAGTCAGCAATCCAGGCATAATCGTCCGGCCCGGTTGCAAACTTGTCTCGGGCTGCCTGTTCAAGACGACGCTCGCGCTCGCGGTAAGACTCGCCAATAAGCGCGCCTGAGTTGCCCTGTAGCGCTTTAGCCTGGTCAGCGTTAACCATCAGGCCGACGCCCTGATCTGGCTGTGCCGCGCCGACTTCGTGTAACAGGATGGCGTCATGGTCCATCGCGTTGATCTTCGCGACCCACTCAATGCCCTGTACCTTCTGCTCAGCGCTGGCTTCAAGTTGATCAAGGAACACAGCAACGCTGGTGTGAATTGGCGGCACGTCTTCGCCACGCTCAATAGCGGCCACGCGCTCAAGTAGCTCACGCCCGCCTTCGCTCTGGTTTGCAACGGTGGTATCAACCCACTTTTCCGCATAGACGCGGTTGCCTGATTTCTTAACGTTGCGATTCCATGCGCCTATATGCCCGGCGTTGATGCCCTCCGGGGAGAAAGCGGAGACAAACTTGCCGTCTACAGTCGGATGGCCGAGCGGGGCCAGCGTGCCTTCCAGACCCTGATAGTGAGCATCAATTTCTGATGCCGGATATAAACCGCCGTTCATCACAACGTTGGCTGGCAGCGTGTAACTCGGCAGCACCAGATGCGGACGCCCGTTGTATGTTTCGCGGCGAATAGCCTGACTGTTCACCTTTGTGGTGACGTTGACCTGCATAGTCATGGTTATCTCTCGATTAAGCCGCGTGCTTATGGTCGCAGCAGTGATGTGATTTATTGGTTGCCAGGCGCTTGCCCCATGTCTGGGTAAACTCTTT